ACCGTTTGGTGAGTTTGATTTTGTAGTTGATGGCAAGCGTCTTTATTGTATGAAATCAAATGATATTGTAATTAAGTATGAACGTCAAGGAAACGAAACAGAATATAATCCTAGCTGGGCACAAAGCAGTTGAGGAACTTATTAAGGTAGCAAAAGAAGCTATAGTTGATTCTGATGATGATATATCAGCTGATAGATTAAAAAACGCTGCTGCAACTAAAAAGTTAGCTATATTTGATGCTTTTGAAATACTAAATCGTATTAAAGAAGAAGAGGATATGTTAAATGATAAACCAAAAGAAGAAAAGAAAACTGAAGCTTTTGGAGGTTTTGCAGAAAGAAGATCTAAGTAATGTATAAGCAAACGTTATATAAAGTAATTGATCACATAAAACCTCATGTAATAAAAAGATTAAATAAATCTAAAAAGTGGGATTATGGTTATAACAAAGAACATGATGTTATTGTTATATCTAAAACAGGTCAGATAGGTGAGATATACGAAATACAAAACTTAAAAATAGCATTACCAAAAGAGAAAGATGTTAACAAGGATTATGACAAATGGCAAGTACATGAATATCCTAAAACATTAAAAAAAATTAAAACAATATTTGACTGGAAACAATATCCAGATGATTTTAAAGAAAAATGGTATGGGTATATTGATAGAGAATTTGCTAGGCGCCACGAAGGTTACTGGTTCATTAATCAGGGTAAAGCTACTTATATTACTGGTACTCATTACATGTACCTGCAGTGGTCCAAGATTGATGTTGGGCAAGCAGATTTTAGGGAAGCAAACAGATTATTCTTTATATTCTGGGAAGCTTGTAAAGCAGATAAACGTTGCTACGGAATGTGCTACCTCAAAAACAGACGGTCTGGTTTTTCATTCATGGCATCAGGCGAAACTGTCAACCTTGCCACTATCTCTAGTGATGCTAGATACGGTGTATTATCAAAGTCTGGGGCTGATGCAAAGAAAATGTTTACCGATAAAATCGTACCAATTTCCGTCAACTATCCGTTTTTCTTCAAACCGATTCAAGACGGTATGGATCGACCGAAAACAGAACTTGCATACAGAGTTCCTGCTAGTAGATTTACAAGACGTAAACTAGATAGCAATGAACAGTTAGAAGAATTAGAAGGATTAGATACAACTATTGACTGGAAGAATACAGGAGACAACAGTTATGATGGTGAAAAATTAAAATTACTTGTACACGATGAATCTGGTAAGTGGGAAAAACCTGATAATATATTAAACAACTGGAGGGTTACAAAAACTTGTTTACGATTAGGTTCTAGAATTATAGGTAAGTGTATGATGGGTTCAACGTCGAATGCTTTAGATAAAGGAGGTAGAAATTATAAAAAATTGTATGATGACTCAGACGTTACCAGAAGAAACCGCAACGGGCAGACTAGCTCGGGATTATATAGCTTGTTCATTCCTATGGAGTGGAATTACGAAGGATACATTGATTCTTATGGATTACCTGTCTTTGAGACACCGGAAGAACCTAAAAAAGGGCCAGATGGTTTCCCCATTGAAATCGGTGTTATCGAACACTGGGAAAACGAAGTAGATGGCCTTAAGAATGATCCTGATGCACTTAATGAATTATATAGACAGTTTCCACGTACAGAGAAACATGCTTTCAGAGATGAAACAAAACAATCACTGTTTAATCTTACAAAAATCTATGAACAAATAGATTATAATGAAGATTTAAAACACTCAAATGTTGTTACACAGGGTAATTTTATGTGGGAAGGTGGGATTAAAGATACAAGCGTTCAATTTGTTCCTAGTAAACAAGGTAGGTTTATAGTGTCTTGGGTTCCAGATGTTCAACAACAAAATAGATTTATTATTAAAAATGGTATGAAGTATCCTGCTAATGAGCATATGGGTGCTTTTGGTTGTGATAGTTATGATATATCAGGAACTGTAGATGGTAGAGGATCTAAAGGTGCGTTGCACGGTTTAACTAAGTTTACTATGGATACTTGTCCACCTAACTTATTTTTTTTAGAATATATAGCTAGACCACAAACTGCTGAAACATTTTTTGAAGATGTGCTTATGGCTTTACATTTTTATGGTATGCCCATATTAGCAGAGAATAATAAACCTAGATTATTATATCATTTAAAAAGAAGAGGTTATAGAGGTTACTCTATGAACAGACCAGACAAAACAGCATATAAATTATCTGTAACGGAAAAAGAAATAGGTGGTATACCTAATTCAAGTGAAGATGTTAAGCAAGCTCATGCCGCAGCTATTGAATCTTATATTGAAATGTTTATAGGATATAATAATGAGCAGTATGGAACAATGTATTTTCAAAGAACATTAGAAGATTGGGCTGCATTTGATATAAATAAAAGAACAAAACATGATGCATCTATAAGCTCTGGTTTAGCTATCATGGCTTGCAATAAAAATAAATATAGACCTATACCGGAACATATAAAAGAAAAAGTAAGTTTAAGTTTTTCTAAGTATGACAACAAAGGTTCAAAATCAAAAATAATTAATTAGATGATTAATACGAGTACTAATAGTTCCTTTCCTAGTCAGGTGGTACCTGTCGCGGAAAAGCTTAGTTTAGAGTATGGTCTGCAAGTAGGGCAAGCCATTGAATATGAATGGTTTAGAGGTGGTAGAGTTAATGGAACAAGATGGCAGAAAGGGTTTCAAAACTTTAACAGGTTAAGATTATACGCTAGAGGTGAGCAACCTGTGCAAAAATATAAAGATGAATTATCAATTAATGGTGATTTATCTTATTTAAACTTAGACTGGAAGCCAGTGCCAATAATTCCAAAGTTTGTTGATATTGTAGTAAACGGTATATCTTCTAAAAAATACGATATAAAAGCATATGCTCAAGATCCTTTTTCTTTAAAACAAAGAACAAATTATGCTTCGTCTATATTAAGAGACATGTTATCTAAGCCTTTACTTAATAGTATACAAGAAAACTTAGGGGTAGATGTTTATAATGTAGTTGATCCAGCTAATTTACCACAATCAAAGGAAGAGTTAGAAGTGCATATGCAATTAAACTATAAACAATCTATAGAAATTGCTGAAGAAGAAGTTATTAATAATGTATTAGATTTTAATAAATACGAATTAATTAACAAAAGAGTTATAGAAGATATAGTAACAGTTGGTATTGGAGCTGTTAAAACTAGTTTTAATAAAGCTGAAGGTGTTAAAATAGACTATGTTAATCCTTCTAATTTAGTTTATTCATATACTAACGATCCTAATTTTCAAGACCTATATTATGTAGGTGAAATAAAATCTATAACACTACCTGAGTTAAAAAAAGAATTTCCTAATTTAACTAACGAAGAGCTTAAAACAATACAAAAGTATCCTGGTAGAGAAGGTTATATGCGTAACCGTAATAACGATGATGATTTAGTACAGGTTATATATTTTGAATACAAATCTTATATAGATCAAGTTTTTAAAGTTAAAAACACTGATAATGGTTTAGAAAAAGTATTAGAAAAACCTGATACATTTAATCCGCCAGAAAGTGATAATTTTGAAAGAGTATCTAGAACAATAGAAGTATTGTTTACAGGTGCTAAAGTTATGGGTGTAGAACAAATGCTTAAATGGGAAATGTCAGAAAACATGACAAGACCTAAGAGTGATTTAACTAAGGTTAATATGAACTACAATATTGTAGCGCCTCATATGTATCAAGGTCGTATAGATTCACTTGTAGGACGTATAACTGGTTTTGCTGATATGATACAACTTACATCACTTAAATTACAACAGGTGATTGCTAGAATGGTTCCAGATGGTGTCTTTGTAGATGTTGATGGTTTATCTGAAGTTGATTTAGGTAATGGAACTAATTATAATCCTCAGGAAGCATTAAACATGTATTTCCAAACTGGTAGTATAGTTGGTAGAAGTTTAACACAAGATGGTGATCCTAATAGAGGTAAAGTACCTATACAAGAATTACAAACATCTAGTGCTAATGGAAAAATACAATCGTTGATCAACACTTATCAGTATTATTTACAAATGATAAGAGACGTAACAGGATTGAACGAAGCAAGAGATGGCAGTTTACCAGACAAAGACGCGTTGGTCGGCTTGCAAAAAATGGCTGCCAATGCTTCTAACATAGCAACTAAACATATTTTAAATAGTAGTTTATATTTAACGCTTAGAACTTGTGAAAACATATCGCTTAGAATAGCTGATATGTTAGATTTTGATTTAACTAATAATGCACTTAAAGCTAGTATAGGTAAATTTAATGTTGCAACACTACATGAAATAGATGATTTACATTTATATGATTTTGGTATATACATGGATTTAGAACCTGAAGAAGAAGAAAAAGCTATGTTAGAACAAAATATACAAATGGCTTTACAGCAAAATCAAATATACCTTGAAGATGCTATTGACATTAGAGAAATAAGAAACTTAACTTTAGCTAATCAAGTTTTAAAATACAAGAGAGTTAAAAAGCAAGAAGCTGATCAACAAGCTCAAATGGCTAATATTGCTGCTCAAGCAGATTCTAATTCAGAAGCTTCAGAAAAAGCTTCAATGCAAGAAGTGCAAAAAGGAGAGGCATTAGCACAGACTGAAATACAAATTGAGCAAGCTAAGTCTCAAATGGAAATACAGAGAATGCAACAAGAGCTACAAAACAAACAACAGTTAATGGCTAAAGAGTTTGAGTACAACATGAAACTTAAACAAATGGAAGTTGATGCGTCAACAAAAAAAGAAGCTCAAATAGAAGATCGTAAAGATAAACGAACTAAAATACAAGCTTCTCAACAATCACAAATGATTACACAACGTCAAACAGACGGGTTACCTACTGATTTTGAAAACAACATGGAAGAGTTAAGTATGTAATTTTTATTAATTTTTATATTATTTTATTATGTCAGAAACAAAGGAAAAAGCTGGAAAGCTTAAGGTAAAAGCTAAAATTCTTAAGCCTAAAAATTTATCAAATAATGATGAACCTATAAAAGTAGATTTATCAAAACCTAAAACAGAAGAACAAGATGCCATTCAAGTCAGAGAAACAAAGGAAATACCTGTGGTTGAAACATCCGGAGATAGCGAGAAAGTGGACGAACAAGTACAAGAGTCCAGCCCGATTGCTGAAGTTCAAGAAGAAAAACCTGTAATTGAAGAAGTTAAAGAAGAAGAAGAAGAGGTAATTTCTATAGGTGAAGAAATGGAACCACAAGCTGAGATTACAGCAGAGGAACCGCAAACTGTTAAACAAGATATTAATCTACCTGAAAACATCGAAAAAGTCGTAGACTTTATGAAAGAAACAGGTGGAACATTAGAAGATTACGTTAGATTAAACGCTGATTATACTAATGTAGATAATGATACTTTATTAAAAGAGTATTATAAAAACACAAAATCACATCTAGATTCAGAAGAGATTAGTTTTCTATTAGAAGATAATTTTTCATTTGATGAAGAAGTAGATGACGCAAGAGATATTCGGAAGAAGAAACTTGCATATAAAGAAGAGGTTGCAAAAGCACAGAAGCATTTAAATGGTTTAAAGAGTCAATATTACGACGAAATCAAGTTGAGACCCGGAGTAACTCAAGAACAAAAAAAAGCTATGGATTTTTTCAATCGCTACAACGAAGAGCAAAATGTAGCAGAGCAACAACATGAAGTGTTTAAAAACACCACTAAAGATTATTTTACCAAAGAATTCAAAGGTTTTGATTTTAGCGTAGGAGACAAAAAATTTAGATACGGTGTTAAAAACCCTAGTGAAGTTGCAGATAATCAATCAAACATCAGTAATATAGTTAAGAAGTTCTTAAACGATAAAGGTGATGTAACCGATGTAAAAGGTTATCACAAAGCTATGTATGCCGCACAACATGCAGATACTATTGCACAACATTTTTATGAGCAAGGCAAAGCTGATGCAATTAGAAATGTCGCTGCAAAATCAAACAACATTAGTAACGAAGCTAGAGCAAGTGCTCCAAGCGATGTATTTGTTGGTGGGTTTAAAGTTAAAAGTATAAGTGGTCTTGACTCTTCAAAATTAAAAATCAAAGCAAGAAAATTTAACTAAAACTAAAAATTATTTATTATGGGACAAATTGCTCCAGTGTTTGGAAGTATCGTACCTTCTCAAACGCAACTACCGCTAGCTAACAATTACCTAGCGTTTAATACTGCTGCTGCAGGTGCAAATGATTTCGCACAACAGTATCTACCAGAGGTTTATGAAGCTGAAGTAGAAAGATATGGAAACAGAACTTTAGGTGGTTTCTTAAAAATGGTTGGCGCTGAAATGCCAATGACGTCTGATCAAGTTATCTGGTCAGAACAAAATAGATTACACATCTCTTATACAGGATGTACATTAACAGGACCTGGTGCTGGAACTTTCGTTTTCAGTGTACCTACTAATGCTGCTGTTGGTGCAACTTCTATTAAAAATGCAATTGCTCCTAACGATACTATCGTTGTAATGAACCCAACTACTGGCGTTACATTAAAAGGTATTGTAGGTGCTGTAGCTGCAAATGGTGCTTTAACAAACGTTACTGCTTATCCATTTACAACTGCTAACTGGGATACTTTAGGTATTGCTGCTGCTGCAGGTGCTGCTGGATTAAAGATATTCGTTTACGGTTCTTTATTTGCTAAAGGAACTGGAAGTGGAAACTTTTCAGTACAGCCACAATTTACTCAATACTCTAATCAACCAATCATAATCAAAGATAGATTTGAAATTAATGGTTCTGATATGGCACAGATTGGATGGGTAGAAGTTGCTACAGAAGACGGAACATCAGGATACTTATGGTATTTAAAGTCTGAGTCTGAAACAAGATTACGTTTTGACGATTACTTAGAAATGGCAATGGTTGAAGGAGAATTAGCTGCTGCCGCTAGTGGTTTCACTGCTCAAGCTGCTAACGTACCTGGATTCTCAGCTACTATTAATGCTCATGGTACTGAAGGTCTTTTCCAAGCTATTACTAATAGAGGTAATATTATGAGTGGATTCCAAGGTGCTACAGGTATTTCTGATTTCGATCAAATACTTAAAAACCTTGACACACAAGGTGCTATTGAAGAAAACATGTTATTCTTAAATAGAGATACAGACTTAGAGTTTGATGACATGCTAAGCCAAATTTCTGCAGGACAATCTGGAGGAACTGCTTACGGTTTATTTGAAAATTCTGAGGATATGGCTTTAAATTTAGGTTTCTCTGGTTTCAGAAGAGGTTCTTATGACTTCTACAAAACAAGCTGGAAATACTTAAATGACGCTTCAACAAGAGGTGCGGTAGCTGTAAACAATATCGATGGTGTATTAATTCCTGCGGGAACTTCTACAGTTTATGACCAAATTTTAGGTACAAACATTAGAAGACCATTCTTACACGTAAGATATAGAGCTTCTCAAGGAGATGACAGAAGATACAAAAACTGGATCACTGGTACTGCTGGTGGTGCTTACACTTCTGAAATTGACTCGATGATCGTAAACTGGTTATCAGAGAGATGTTTAGTTACTCAAGCTGCTAATAACTTCGTGTTATTCCAAAGCTAGAATTACTTTAAAGTTTATCTCCGTCTTCGGGCGGAGATACTCTTTATTTTTTTTATTAATTATATTATATTATATCATGTCAAAGACAAAACAAATTTCAACCCCTGAATGGGAGATCAAGGATAGAACTTATTTTTTAACAAATCAAGTATCACCTTTAACATATACATTAGGAACAAGACATTCAAGACGTTATCCATTATTACATTTTGATGAAAAAAGTGGAGAACAAAGAGAATTAAGATATGCAACTAATATGAACTCACCGTTTGTTGATGAGCAAAAAGGAGAGGTTACATTAGGTCATGTTATTTTTGAAGAAGGAATGTTATTTGTACCTAAACAAAAACAAAACTTACAAAAATTATTATCATTATACCATCCAAGAAAAGGTCACGTTTATGCAGAGTTTAAACCTGAAGTAATAGCAACAGATGAAATAGATGAAATAAACTTTGAAATAGATGCTTTACTTGCTGCTAAGCAAATGGAGATTGATGAAGCTGAGTCTGTTTTAAGAGTTGAAAAAGGATCTGCCGTTAGTACAATGAGCTCTAAAGAAATAAAAAGAGATTTACTTTTAATGGCAAAGAAAAATCCTGCTGGATTCTTAGCTATTGCTAATGATGAAAATGTTGGATTAAGAAACGTAGGTATTAAAGCTGTAGAGCAAGGTATCGTTAAGTTATCTCAAGACCAAAGAACGTTCCATTGGGGATCTAATGATAGAAAATTAATGACTATACCTTTTGATGAACAACCATACTCAGCATTAGCTGCTTGGTTTAAAACTGATGAAGGCGTAGAAGTTTTTAAAACAATCAATAAAAAGTTACAATAATATGTAACTATAATTATAGTGAAGGGTCACTTTGGTGGCCCTAATCACTATTAACTAAAATATTAAAATGGCAATAAACGTAAATACTGTATATCAAACCGTTTTATTAATACTAAATAAAGAACAAAGGGGTTATATGACACCTGTTGAGTTTAATAAAATAGGTGGACAAGTTCAATTAGAAATATTTGAAAAATATGCTGAAGATATGAATCAGCAATTACGTGTGCCACAAATAGATTTAGATTATTCTGATAGACAAATAAATGTAGATGAAAAATTATCTATATTCAAAGAAATAGATACTGCTACATATACAACTAGTGGTCATCAAATACCTTTCCAATACTCTGGAAACTCTTCGACAACACAATCGTGGACGTCAATAACTAATCAACTTACATATCCTTTAATAGGAGACTCAATTAGTTTTGCTGCAAAAAATGCTATTAGTAATGTTTTTGTAGACGAAATACAGTATTCTCCAGATCAATACACTGTAAGTGGTGGTAATTTAATATTAAACGGTACAGCACCTCAAGCGGGTACTACAGTTGTAATAAATCTATATAGTAAACAGTTTTATAGACTTGGCACCGTTATATATAGTGCTGGAGGAACATTACCAATACAAGAGTTAGAGAGAGTTGGTTCTAGTGAACTCTATCATTTACTCAGTTCTAATCTAACTAAACCTACAACTAAATATCCTATATACACTTATAAAAATAATTATATAAATGTCTATCCTGAATCTATTGATTTTGGTATTTCAGTAAACTATTTAAGAAAACCTATACCACCAGTTTGGGGCATGGACACAAGTATAACAACTCAATATACTTTTCAAGCTAGTAGCTCTATGAATTTTGAATTACATAGTTCTGAACAAACTGAATTAATATTAAAAATATTATTATATGCTGGTGTAGTAATTAGAGATCCAGAAATAATACAGGTTGCAGCTTCTCAAGTTCAACAACAAGAAATAAATCAAAAAAGCTAGACTATGTCAATACCTAATGGAGGTTTAATAACCGAAACAAACAGACAATATTACGCTGGTGCACAGCAGTTTCAAGCGAAAGCTCAAACAGCTACTAATATACCTAGTGATTATGTTGGTCAAACTTTTACTAGTACTTTTGATACTAATCTAACTTTTAGTAGCTCTGATAATGCTTCTAATGGTTTTAACTTAAACAATTTTAAAATATTCACAAGTCCAGATGCTAACACTTGGACAGAGTTACTACCTTCATCTGCTATATCTACAACAACAGGCACAAGTAACACAGCATCAGCAATCACACAAAAAAACATAACTATTGCAGTAGCTAACACAAGCGTTCTAGTTGGTATGACAATACTTTCTGCTAGTGGAGCATTTATAGGTGTTATTGCTAGCATCGCGGCAGGTAATCAAACATTCACATGTGTAAACAATTTAGCTGTAGCTGTTTCTAACTTAGACGTGTTAACATTTAGATTAGTTCAACCGTATTCTGAGCTTAACAACGTAGTTACAATAAAAGCTTCGTTACCACCTAGCATATATGTTAAAATACAATTAAATGAAAATACTTTATGGGATAACAATGGTAGTTATTCTTATACTAGATTAGATGATGTTATCGATAATTTTTTAATTGCATATGTTGGTGCTGGTAAATTAATACCTAGCATTAAAAGAACTGATGTTATATTTCATGCTAAACGTGGTTTACAAGAATTTAGTTATGATACTTTAAAAAGTATAAGATCACAAGAATTAACTGTTCCTTTAAGTTTAACTATAACTATGCCTCAGGATTATGTTAACTACACTAGATTTTCATGGACAGATCAAATGGGTGTGCAACACACGATATATCCGGCTAATGAATTAACATTAAGACCTTATTCTACACCAACACAAGCTGGAGACGGTAGTATAGTACAAGACAGTAATGATAATAACACAGAGCTAACATCACAAACAACAGAGGCTTGGAACGCAAATAATCCAAGAAAATTAAGTGGTGCATTTTTAAATGATTATAATGTAGCTGATTTATATTGGCAAAACTATTACAATAACGCTTTAGGTCAAAGATATGGTTTAAACCCTGTTACTAGTCAAAGAAATGGTTGGTTTATAGTAGACGATAGAAAAGGACAGTTTGGTTTTTCTAGTGATTTAAAAGAAAAGCTAATTGTTATGGAATATATCTCTGATGGTAATGCGTATGATTTAGATGCTAGAATACCTAAAATGGCAGAAGAAGCTTTGTATGCACATATAATATATTCTATATTATCAACAAGTGTAGGTGTTCAGGAATACATAGTACAAAGATTTAAAAAAGAAAAAAGTGCTAAATTAAGAAATGCTAAAATAAGATTATCTAATATTAAGCTAAACGAAATAGTTCAAGTGTTTAGAAATCAATCTAAATGGATTAAATATTAATACATGGCTGAGATAAAAAATAGTTTTCTTAAGTCCAAAATGAACAAGGACTTAGATGACAGACTTATTCCTAACGGTGAGTATAGAGATGCAAGAAATATATCTGTAGGTAGATCTGAAGATGATGATATAGGTGCGTTAGAAAATATAAAAGGTAATACTTTAGTTCCAGGAACTAATATTGGGGCTTTACAAGTTATAGGTTATTTAACAAGTAATAATTCTGAAACTATTTATTTGTTTTTAACTAACAATTCTACTGCTTCACCTGGAACTAGCCATTACATATACAAATATTTTAATAATTCATATACTAAAATACTTGAAGGTGCGTTTTTAAATTTTAGTGCAGATAACTATATAACAGGAGTTAATCTTGTAGAAGATTTATTATTTTGGACAGATAACAGGAATCAACCTAGAAAAATAAACGTTACTAAACCTTTTGGTTATTACTTTAAAGAAAATCAAATATCTGTAGCAAAATACAACCCTTATGAACCTATAGAGTTATTAAAAACTATAACAGCAACTGGTACTTCAACAGGGGTTAATTTAGTTTTAACAGCTGCAAATACTTTAATAAAAAAAGGTATGAGCGTAATTGTTAAAAATAATTCTAACGTTCAAAAAGTTGATGCTGATAAATATATATACGTAACAAACGTTTCAGGAACTGCTGTAACTTTAAACGTTCAACCAACGGACGAAGCTGGTAATAATTATAATATTGTAAATACAGATACTATAACTTTCCTTGTTACAACTATGACAGGTAAAGATATCACATATGATTTTAACGATAGTAATGATTGGCCTGGTGATCCAGATTTTTTACAAGATTTATTTGTAAGGTTTAGTTATAGGTTTAAGTTTGATGATCAAGAGTATTCTGTAATGGCGCCATTCACTCAACCAACTTTTATACCTCAACAAAAAGGTTATTTTTTAGAGGGTGATGAAGATGCGGCTTATAGAAGTACTATATTAGACTTCATGCAAAATGGTGTACAAAACGTAGAATTAATTATTCCACTTCCAGACAGACAGTCTAAACTAGGTGACGGAACTCTTGATACATATAAAATAGTACAGCTAGATATATTATATAAAGAATCAGACGCTAGAGCTGTAAAAGTTTTAGACAGTATAAACGTAGATAATTTAAACTCAAGTTCAAACACATACTTGTATAACTATCAATCAAGAAAACCTTATAAAACTTTACCAGAAAGACAAACTGTAAGAGTTTATGATAGAGTACCTGTTAGAGCTTTGGCACAAGAGGTTTCGGGTAATAGAATTATGTATGGTAACTTCCAGAGCCAACATACTCCACCGGCAACAATAGATTACAACGTTGGCGCTAGCGCTAAAAACACAACTGTTTTTACTAATTGGGCTGAATATCCAAATCATACTTTAAAGAAAAATAGAAATTATCAAGTTGGCTTTATATTATCTGACAAGTTTGGTAGACAATCATCAGTTATATTATCATCTGTTGATGATAGTGCTCCAACAACATTAGGTGGCACTACATTTGGTGGTTCAACTTTTTATCACCCTTATACTTCGGCAACACAAAATTTAAAACAATGGTTTGGTGACGCTTTAAAAGTTGTTATAAATACTGAAATTACTTCTTCTGTAAATAGTGATGGCGAAGGTGCTCCAGGTTTATATGCTGATCAGATAGGAAACGGTTTTAATACAACAGCAAACAGCGTAGGGATAACTTCTCCTTTTATTTATACATTTACTCTAGGTTCAAATGCGGTTGACGTTCCGGTTTTAAATTCATATTTAAGAGGTGAGTTTACAGATTTTGTAAAAGTAACCAATGTAGATGATACAGCTGCTCCTATTTACACAATAACTACAGATGGGCAAGTAAATAATTTCTTATATTCTGACAATGCTTTAAATGCTCCAGACACTAAATATGCTTATACAATAACAAACACTTTAGGTTGGTATTCGTATAAAGTTGTTGTTAAACAACAAGAGCAAGATTACTATAACTGTTATTTACCAGGTTTTTTAAATGGTTACCCAAGTACAACAGGTGTAACTGATCCTCCAGTTTTTCCTACAACTGAAGACGATAAAACAGCTCACACAGTATTATTAAACGATAATATAAATAAAATACCTAGAGATTTAAATGAAACTTCTGATCAACAAAAACAGTTTAGAAGCTCTGTAAGATTATATGGTAGAGTAAATAACACCGCCACGGACAACGTACAATATTTTCCAGTTTCCACCGGAACTCAAACACTGCCATTAGCTATGACGGCAGACACTATATCTACAGCTTTTGATTTATCTATGTATAGCGATGATATTTCAACAACTAATGTTCCTTTTTATCAATTAGAAACAAATCCTTTTATAGCTAGATTAGCAACGTCCAATGCTGGTACTACTGTTGTAGGTTTACCTAACTCTTCAATGACAATACAACTTTCTGTTGCTGAAACAGAACCTGTTGAAAGTTTATTACAATTATTTTACGAAACAACAACAGTTGGTTTAATAGCTGATTTAAATGCTGATATAAACACTGGTTTTGATGGTGTGGCTGGATTGTCAGCATTAGGTTATTCGCATTTTGAAAACATGGCTGCTAACACAGATATATCAGCTGTATTTAAACCTCAAAACAATCAAGGTAGTGATTTTTTAAATACTCAGATAGAAAACGTTTCTATGACAGTTACAGATGGTAATGGTCTCACTAGAGCAACGGGAAATTTAACTGACGGTTTTACAGGCGATTTTAAACTGATAACATCTGGAACAGGATATAAGCTACAAACAGCAGTTGATACTTTTGTTTTTTCAAATGCTGGTTTTGATTCAAATAAAAACTCAAAAGAAACATATAATTTTAATTTTACTTGGACAACTGTACCGGCTTCAGGTGGTGATACTAGTTCAACACCTTTCACGGGAAACTTAACTAATAATGATCCTATTTTTACAGACTGGATTTCAGGACCAAGCTTACCGGCTGTAACGGTTAGCGTTGGTGATAACACTGGTGTTACTAGAGGAGCTGATAATGGTTCTGCTACAAATAATACAAGTCAAATAAAGTATAGTATAGTTTCTCAATCACCAGGTTCTTATTTTTCTATAGCTGATCCTTCTGTTGGCGTTGTTACAAAAAGTACAACAACACCACTAGGTGTTTATACTTTAAACTTAAAAGCTGAAGATGCTGTTGTGAGTGGTGTAGTACAAAATGGTTCGCTAAGCGTTACTAAACAACAAGTAATTACAGTTGGTGCGTTACAAATGAATACAAGTTCTAAATCAGGTTGCGAATCTAGTATTGTTCCTTCTCAAGGTATACCACCTATGTTTGGTGCTGTAGTACCACTTTCTGCAACTCAATCACAACCCCAAAGAGCAATATGGTATATAGCTAATGGAACTTTTACCAGTTCTAGTCCAGCTTCTGGTTATGCTTTAACTGATTTACCGGTTCAACCATCAACTAGCACAAGTGACTCTAACTTTTTATTTAGACTAGGAACACCAAATAATTCAGCTTTATCAGTTGGAACTGTTGTATTTTCTTGTAATATGCAGCAGAAATATTCTAGCGGATCATCTGCTCCTAGGTCTGGTTCAAAAGTTCAATGGAAAGTTTATCACAGAGATAATGCCTCTGATGCAACATGGAGTCAATTAGCTGATATAAATAATTCTAATATTATTGCTGATGCGGAATTAATAAACAACAGCTCTAATACTACTAAATACGCTTCAACAGCTTTTGCTTTTGACACAGTTGGTGAATACCTTATTGTTGCTGAAAATGCTTACCATACTTATGCTGGTACGTTTAATGATTCATTAATTTTATGGGTTAATTCTGATGATTTATACTATGGTTCGTGTGTAGTTGAAAACGGTTCTCAAGTCTCACCATACTCTACTAATCCAACAGCTTGGAATTATGAAATATCTAGTCATAAAACAGCATACGGTTGTTATGCTACTAGTACACCAAGATTTGCTCCAATGGCTTATGCAGAATATGTTGATATATTTTACTTAAACAATACATTATCTTCACCAGCCAATGGTTCGACATATAACTATCCTAACTTCTTCGGTTTTGATGCTGCTTTTGGTAAACCTTTTGATCAGGTAAAAGTTTCAGCAAAATTTGATGCGGGTGGTATTAAAATAAGTGGAGATGCAAATACGTGTAGTGATAAACTTGCTAGACCTTGTTCCTCTTCTTCATTACCTGTTTGTTCTAGACCTGTTCCAGGCGCAATAGGTTGGTTGTAATAATAACAAAAAATAAGTGATAATAAAATAATATGGCTGCTACTTTAGAATTAAAATATTTTAACTCATACTGGTTGAAGAAAATATCAAGTGTTGTAGATGCTAACCCACAGCCTATAAAACCATATGACACTATACCTGGAGGTAATGCTAATGCAACACCAGCTGTTGCGCCTTATGCTAATGACAATGCAACTGACTGGTTTATTGAAGAGTCTAGAATTAGAGGAGGTTATAATAACACATCGACAGATATAGGTGTGAAAGCTCACATAGTGGAAGATAACCCTAACAACCAAAATAGATTTAATGCCTTGATATATTCAGGCGTATTTAATTCTAGAACAGGAGTTAATCAAACAAATGAGTTTTCTGTTGGTGAAGACATAACTAGAGGTGTAGATCCAGCACATGGACAAATAATGAAACTTTATGCTGAAGATACTAATTTAATTATATTTCAAGAAGATAAAGTAAATAAAGCTTTAATAGATAAAGATGCTATATACACTGCTGAAGGCCAACCTTTGACAGCTTCTGGTAGAATGATTATAGGACAAATAGTACCTTATAAAGGTAAATACGGAATAGCTCAAGATCCTTTTAGCTTTGCTGTATATGGTTATAGAAAATACTTTACAGATAGAAGAAGAGGTTGCGTGTTAAGACTAACAACCGGTGGTGAAATTATAGAAATATCAGGTTATGGTATGCAAGACTTTTTTAGAGACAAGCTAACACAAAATGGTATAACTAATATAGTAGGTGGTTGGGACAATCATACTAAAAACTATATATTATCTATACAAACAGCTTCAGATTATGACACTGCTAGTTTTGATGAAACAGTACAGGGTTGGACTAGTTTCTTTGATTTTAAACCAAGCTTTATGTTTAGTTTAACTTCAACTTTCTTTTCTACTAATAGTGGCAAGCTTTACAGTCATTATGGAAGTAGTGCACATGGAAGATTCTACGATGCGCCTAACAATGTATTTGCTTCAACAGTTAAAGTTATATTAAACGGTTCTCCATCAACAGTCAAAGTGTTTAAAACAATTAATTATGAAGGTAATAATGATTGGACTGTATCAAATGTTGTAGCAAGTTCTGGAGATATAGCTCAAGTACCTATTGCTAAATACGGAAATGTTCCTACTAGTTTAACTGCTTTAGAAAACGAAATGTTTACTAACAAGTTTAAAAGAAAAGAAAATAAATACTTTGCTAATTTAATAAATACTTCACCCGTGACTCCTGGTGAAATACTTTTTGGTGCAAGTATGACAGGTGTAAAAGGATTTTTTACAACTTTTGAATTTAGCTTAGACAATAGTATAAACCAAAAAAGAGAATTATTTGCAGTATCTTCTGACACTGTAGAATCATCATATTAAAAGATTATGGAAGAAGTTTTAAATATATTATACGAATTTTTATTTGCCGCACCAGAAGGGGTAAACATAGGTATAGCACCTATGGTAGCTGGCGCTATTCTAAGCGGTGCTGGTAAAATTATAGGTGGAATATTTGGTTCAGGTAGAGCAAGAAGAGCTAGAAGAAGAGCTGAAGCTGAAAAAAGAAGATTAACAGGAGAGTTAAAAAGCTTGGAAAATGGTAGACAGAAAGTAATAAATCCATATTCAAACACTAAAGATTTAAGTTCACTAGCTAAAGATTTAAGTGGTAAGCTAAGTAATCCATATGCTAATTTAAGTGTAGCAACAGGCGCATCTAAAATGCAAGCTGAAGAAGCGGATATTGCTTTAGCAAATACTTTAGATACATTAAGATCGTCTGGAGCAAGTGCTGGTGGTGCTACTGCGTTGGCTCAAGCGGCATTGCAAAGCAAAAAAGGTGTTGCAGCTAATATAGAACAGCAAGAGGCTTCTAATGAAAAAATGAGAGCACAAGGTGAGCAATACTTACAGCAAGCTGAAATAGGTGAGCAAAGAAGATTACAACAAATACAAATAAGTGAAGGTCAAAGAACTCAACAAGCAGATGCAGCTGGTAGATCATTTAAATTTAATGCACAGGAAAGAAGAAAAGATGCTCAAATAAACTTCACAAGAGGTCAAATAAATCAACAAACACAAAGAGCACAACAAGCATATGACCAAGGTACACAAGCAATAACTGGAGCGATAACCGGTGGGTTTGGTGCTTTAGGTGATATAGCTAGTGCCGGTGGATTTTTTAAAGGTGGAGCAGAAGGTGCAAAAGCAGCAGGTTATAATTTGGCAGGTTCAAACAAATAAAATAGTATGGCAATAAAAGAAAAATTAATAGAAAACAAAAAGCTTAATGAGCAAATTAAATTTGCCATATCAGAGCTTCAATCTAGACTTTCATACGAGCTTGGTTATAGCGATAGCAAAGTAAAACCTATTGATTATGCTGAATTATATGATCCATTTGTAAAACACTACGCAGATATACAACTTGCTTTAACACAAGGTACAAGTGAAAACCCTGTAGAAGATAGAAAATATATTGATATAATAAGTGGTAGTGTACAGGTTATTAAAACGGGTTTAGAAAATATCATGAGTAATACAGAAGTTTGGCCTGAAATGGTACAAAAAGCTGGTGTTATGGGTGGTTTAGACATGATGGGAACACCTGTAAGCAGGTTTCTTTGTTTAAGCATACTAAACGGTGATTTAGAAGGAGAAGTGCAGATTAAAGCTATTGATAATAACTTAAATAAATTAGCTTGGGAAATATATGAAAAAGACGGAAGATTTGTAGAGAGAATTTATTTAAACAAATTAAATGAGTTATCTGAGAAACAGGACATGTTTGTAAGTATACCTAGTACATTAGAAGCAAATGAAAACTTTAAACTATCTAATCCTGATATATTTGAACAAGAGCAGGTTGGTAGCGATGAAAGCAACATATCATTAACAGGTGGTGTTACAGAAGTTTACAGAAAAAAGAAAGCTGATGGATCTCTAGATATTAAAACAAAAGATCTTGATGCTAACATGGTACAAGAATTTTATATCATAGATAAAGATTTAATAGGTGAAAGCTTACAGTTTAATCTTCAGATGGATAAAATTACAGCTGGTTTACTTGAAGAGTTTCAAAGCTTTGACCAAGTAATAGCATTTAACAACAATATTATAGCTGAAGTAACAGATCATTATTTACCAACAGCTAAAGCGCTTAGAGACAATCAACAAAAAAGATTTCAAGAAGATTATAAAAAATGGTTTTTAGAAACTCAAATAGGTGAAGAGTATCCTATGGGACCACCTAAATCTAAACAACAAGAAGAACAGCCTATGCAACAACCTCAAGTTGCGCAAGAAGAAATAGTTGAAGAGCAAGTAGTATCCTAAATTTAATCAATGGCAAACTGTAAAGAGTTACACGTAATAGGATCCCAAGCATACAAAGATTGTTTGGAGAAAAACAAAGAAAAAGACGAAGAAGTTGTAGAAGTTGTTGAAGATGAAGTTATTGAGGATACTGATCCTAATATTGAAAGAATAGCTTTAAATGAGCAGGTAATTTTATCTAATGAATCTAATGCTAAAGTTTTTGGAGAAGATGTTTTTACTCATGATTTAAGTTTAATTGATACTAAAAAGCTTTTTGATAAAATTGATACGCAAGAGTTTAAACCTGAAATAAATTTATTTGGATTTTTTAACAAACCATTTGACGAAACTGTAGGTTATAATTCATTAGAGAAAATGGATGAAAATGACATGAATTTACCTACATTTCCTCTTTCTTTAGATATGACGCCAAGGCAACAGGCTTTTGTAGATCGTGTCGCTTCACAAGATGTTAGAGATATTGTGTTAAGTAACATGGCCAATGATAAAATATCCAAATCTTTACTTGATTGTAGAGATGGTATTCAAAGATGTTTTGATAAAATATATGATAATATAGATAATCAAGGTTTAAGATATTTAAAAGGAGATCAAAAAAGAATAGCAGAATTAAATTTAGAATTACAAAAAGCAGTTAAAAGTGGAGATCAAGATCTTGTTAGAGAAGTAAAAAAAGATTTAATTAAAGTTAGAGGTAAGCAAAATAATAATAAATCTCAAATATTTGACCCTGAAGAAGGTGGAAAATTTAAATCTGTAAAGTATGTTGATGGTGAATTAGATCCAGGTGATCTTTCTGATACAGCTATAGAAATAGAAGAAAACGCACTTACTTTAATTCAAAAAAATCGTGTTGAAAACAATGGAGATGTAGGTGTTTTACAGACTCAACAAACTAAACTTTATTATGAGTTAATATCGTTGAGTGATATTATTGTAAAAAACTACGATAAAGTTTCTAAAGGAAAAGATAAAGGAGTTACTCAAGAAGCGGTAGAAAAATGGTCTAATTTTTTTAATGGTAAAAATAGTTTAGAAGCTATAAAAAAAATGTCTGAAACTGGTATATTACCAAAAGATTTAAGATTAGATTATTTTTCTGAAGGTAATGGAACTATACTAGGTGACGCTTTTAATGAAAAAATAAAAGAATTTTTAGTATCATCAAGAGCTTTACTATTAAATGAAAATCCTATAGATGAAGAAGAAAATGTTGTATTAGAAGGTTTTAATAGAAAATTTAAAGATTTTACTGGTTATAATATACTTAATCAAAACGATGATAAGGTTGTTTTTCAAACTTATAACAAGCTTTTAGGTGATGTTGGTGTGGGTTTTGTAGATCAAATAAAGCAAGATCAAAGATTATACACTAGTATTGCTGAATTAAGTTATAATACTACTTTAGATTTAGTTCCATTGATAACAGCAATGTATGGTCAAAATAAAATTAAAGGTTTTAAAAATATAGTTAATTCAGTTGGAAAAGTAGGTAATTATATAAATAAATCTTTTAATCCAAATAATTCTAAAACAATATCTACAGTAATAAACACCGTATTTGGTCTTGATGGAAAAGGTTCTTCAGGTATTAAAGAGATGATAAAATTAGGATCTGCTGATACTATATTAGAAACTCTTGTTGGTCAAGAGCCTATGCCTGCCGAATTTGGTTTTATATTAGGTTCTACTAACTCCTTAATGGAACAAAAAATGGTGCAAGGTAGTTTGCTTAGATTAGCAAATAAAATACCTGCTGTAAAATATATATATGGAAGTCAAAGTGGAAGAAAATTAGTAAATACACTAATTGGAGCAGGAGGTGGTACTGGTGCTATGACTTTTACTGAAGCTGCACAATATGCTTTAAAAGAAGGTATTTGGGGAGAAAGCGAATATAACTCATTTGCAGAGGTTTTTATGTCACCTAACGCAATGGGTGAAAATCCTACAGAACCTAAGCTAGGTAAATTACTTTCTTTATATGTTTCTTTTGCTGCTATTGGTTTAGGTCAATCTTCTACAGCTAAAGCTATATATGCTGATTTAAAAAAGATAGATCGTAATAGTGGTAATAAACAAAGAATAAAAACTATAAATGATTTATCTAAAGGTTCGGTTATTGAAGTAGATGGTAAAAAAGCTTTTAGTGACATACAGATAAAAGATTTAAATTCAGAAAAAAATATACAAAGTGCTACAGAAAAAGCTATAGGAAATATTAAAAAAGATAAAAATCTTACTGACGTAGAAAAAATTAAAAAAATACAAGAAATAACTGAAGCATCGGAATATTTAATGGTGTCTAGAGAATATGGTCTTGTTATGGATAGTTTTGCAAAAAGTGAAACATATAGTAGAACTATAGAAAAAGAAAGTGGAAAAGTAATACAGAAATTAACACAAGGGGGTAATGGTTTGTTTTCTTTAGAAGCAAAAGATATTGATTTTATTTCAGGTACGGATCCAATAATGCTTGCTAAAAGCTTAATGAAACAAAATCCAAATCTTTCACCTAGAAAAGCAAAGTATACTGCAATAGACATGCAACAAAAAGCATTGTTTATTTCTAATACTGCAACTAATTTTGTAGGTAATCAAAGAACTGGTGAAGGTGGAAAATTAAGAAATGAAATTATTAACGTTTTAAAAGAATCTCAAAAAATTGGAGAAGAAATAATAACTTTATCTAAACCTGAGAATAGAAAGAAAAATGGTATAGCAGGAGATCTTAAGATTGAAAAAGCTAAAGCCAAGCTTGAAGAGTTAAAAATAAAACTTCAAGAGCAAGAAAATAACGCTTCTGATTTAGCTGAAGCAAGAGCAATAGAAAAAGCTGCTTTTTTTGGAGATGCTAATGTTAAAGTAAATATACTTACTGGGAAAGATTATAAAGATAAAGGCTACGAACCTAGTGAAGGTGTTTTTATACAAAAAAGTGGAGAAATAGATATAAATATCAACAAAATAAGAGAAACTAAATCTCAAAATATTGTAGTGCATGAGGTTGGTCATAAAATAGTTTTAAATCAATTAAAAGATTTAAATGGAAATTTAACATCTTCTGGTGAAAGAATTCTTACACAATTTAAAGAACTAATACCACAACAGCAAAGAAAAATAGTTGAAAGCGCTTTGAAGAGAAATTATAAAAATGATTCTAAAAGTAAACAATTAGAAGAATTTTTTACAATATTTAGTGAAAAATTTGCTGATGGTGAAATTATTTTACCAGGTGAAACGAGAAAAATAGAAGGAATAAATAATGCTTCAGATTTACTTAATCTTGTTAGAAGAGTACAAGGTGAACTTGGTCTTATATATGATGGTAAAACAGATAAGTTTAGTGCTAACTTACTTGAAGCAATAGAACTTGGTGCTAAAAATGCTAAAGTAGAAGGAGCTCAGTATAAAAAAATAGAATTTGATCCTAAAACAAAATTATCTTTACAGATAAACCCATTGGTTACAACAGAAACGGTAGTTGATTTTCAAAAAAGAGATTATTTTAATATATCAGAAAATATTAGAAATGGATCATTTGATCTTTTAATGCCAGAAGGTTTAAATTCAAAACAAAGAGAAATAATAAGAGAAAGACTTAGTGAAAGATTAATTAATTACGATCCATCTAAATCTGCTTTAAACACTTGGCTTATAAACAATATTGAATTCTCTAGAAAAGATGCAAATAAAAGATTGTATGAAGAAAGTAAAGGGCCTGATTATTTAGAAGAAAACTATAAAGAAGCCGCTTCTGTTTTAGATGGTCAAAACACTTTTGAAATATCAGGTGAAGCTCCAGCTTTACAAAGATCTACAATTAAAAAAATATTAAATTTACAACCTACTGAAATAGACAATGTAAAACGTAGTATAGCTAAAATTGTATTTGGTAAAGAATCAGTTCAAGGTTTAGAAAATTTAACTAGAAAAGATATACAATCTATAAGACAAGAGTTTTTAAAATCTGAAACAGGTGATGGAACTAAAATTAGAAAAATAGTTTTAAATAAAATAAATGAACTTGGTAAAAATGGTCTGTCAACAACTAGTGGTGTAGAATTAGTTCATAGTGGTATTTCTTTATCAAGAATGTCAAACTCTTTAAAAGGTGGTGGTAAAGGTTATGATATATTTTTAGAGCCAGTGTTGAAAGAAAATGGAGAACAAGCTAGATATAGTGTAGAAGAAGCTAATAAATTAGGTATAGCACTAGATAAAAGTGGTTCAGGACCTTTGAAATATAAGAAAAGACCATTAAGTGATTTTATAAAAGATGGTGTGCCTACGCAAGAATACTTGAATTGGATACAAGGAAAAGATATAGCTTCAGGTGCAAGAGGTAGAAAAAATTCATTAGTAAATGAAATAACAGGTGAACTTGGTATGGAAGCAATGCTTTCAACAATGGTAGATCAAAAAATTGTTATACCACCTGTATTAGATGTTAATGGTAAAGTTATAGAACCTGCAAGAACAGAAGATTTATTTCCAAACGCTACACCTGAACAAAAAATAAAAATGGCAACAGATGCTATTGTAAATTTTGTAGGTGATAAGGTTTCTAGAGTTTATAAAAATACTCAAAACTTGTTATATTCTAAAAAAGATTTTACTAAGTTTAATGCAGATATACAAGGTATAACCGGTAAAGATGGTCTTATAGACATGACCAAGTTTGCTGAAATATTTAATAAACAAGGTAAAGATTTTCAAAAACTATTTAATGAATCACTACCTGGTAATGATTTTGTAGCTTATATAAATAGTTTAAATGTTAAAAAAATAGAGGAAATGTTGCCTCTGTTAGAAACAGAACTAAAAAAAGGTAGTCCAGAGTATTATGCTGAAGTTGCTAACGTTTTAAAAGAACAAACAAACTTTAAAAGATATTTAAACAAAATAGGTGTAGAATATACTCCAGAAAAAGATTTAGTTAAGCCTGAGTTTAATGCTGATGGAACAAAAAATTCTCAAAATATAGTTAGAACCAAAGGTTGGATGAAAAGCTTTATAAAACAATTTGGACCTTGGGGTGAATTAACAAAAACACAGCAAAACTATATACTTGGAACTGTTGGGTTTGGAAAAAACTTAAGAAAAGAATTAGGTTTAGTTAAAGGTGATAGAACTAGAGAGCAAATGTTAATTGACGCTTTTGGAAAAGACGTATTAACAGGTGAAAGAACAGTTGAACTACCTGATGTGTATCAGGTTGCTTATAATCAAACTACTAAAACTAAATTTGAAGAACTAATAAAGGATAAAGACAAGTATACGCCTAAAGAGTTAAGAGATAAAATGGTAAAGCTTTTAATACCTAAAGGAAAAGGTGTTGAGTATTTTGAAACAATGGTTGCTAACAATACTAAAGCTGTTAATTCAACTTTAGAAGGTTTTTTAAATATGTATGAAAAAAGCTCTAATAAAACTAGAACTTTTGAAGATATTACCAACATGTTAAAATTACAGACAAATCACAATTCTGGTATAAAAGGTTTGTTTCCTATAACTTCTATTCTTTTAGAAGCAAAAGGATCTGTTAATAAAAAAGGTGAAATAACTAATAAAAAATTACACTTTGAACATAATAAAGAATTATTTAATTTTAGTAAATCTTTTCTTGAAATACTAAAAAGCGATAGAACTTTAGAAGCTAAAAAAGAATTAATAGAAAAATTATCTAAAGATGCTACTCAATCTATAATAAGTGAGCAAATGAGGTTTGAAAAAGATGCTGATGGAAGAACTGTGTCTGGTTCTTTAGATGCAGATATGGCAACTTATGGATATAGAGAAGGTGCAGCTGGAAACGCAATAGATCTTTTAAATCCTTATGGTGGAACTGTAGCTCAAAAAATACAAAATAAATTAAAAACAAAAATTGTAAATAATTTAATAAAATTAGATACTAAAGGTAATAAAAATATAATTATGCCAAAACCTGAAAATGGTTTGATTTTTGAAAGAAATTCAAAAGGTGAAATTATAGGTTCTTATTCTAAAAAACAACATAACTTAAAACTAAGTAAGGGTTTAAATGATATATTGTTTAGAACAAAAGGTATAGATGCTAATTTAAAAGTAAGTAGAGTACAAGGTAAAAAAGAAGGTGCAAGTAAAGGACGCTTTATGAATATGTTTTACGGAGCTGAAGATTTTGGTGGTTTGACATATTCTATATTAGCTGGTAAAGGTAAAAGTGGTGAAGCAGATCAAGCGTTTTTTAAAGACAATTTAGTAACACCTTACAATAGAGGTGTTGCAAAAACAGAACAATATAAGATAACTTTAAAAAGAGACTATGCTAATACTTTAAAGCAATCTAAAATAAACGACATCGTTGGTAAATTACCTGGCAAAGGAGATGGTTTAACTAAAAAAATAGAAAACTCTAGTTTTACATATGATCAAGCTGTAAGATCTTATCTTTGGAATAAAAGTGGTTATGAAATACCCGGTATAAGTAAAGAGCAAAAAACACAACTAATTGAAACTATAACTAATAATCCAGAGTTACAAGCTTTTGCTGATTCGTTATTAAAAATTACTAAAAACAACAAATGGACAGAGCCTGGAGCACACTGGGACGTTAGAAATTTAAGTTATGATGTTTTAGTAAATCAGGTTGATAGAGCTCGTAAAGGTTATATAGGTGAGTTTACAAATAATGTTGATGCTATATTTTCTGAAGCTAATTTAAACAAACTAGAAGCAGCTTACGGGCCAGCATATAGATCTTCTTTAGAAAGTTCTATAAGAAGAATGAAAAGTGGAAGCAATAGACCTGGTGGAGGTACAGCTACTGAAAATGCTTTCATGAACTGGACAAATAATTCAATTGGTGCTATTATGTTTTTTAACAGAAGATCAGCAGTTTTACAAACATTATCGTCAGTTAACTTTATAAACTGGGGTGATAATAACCCTTTAAAAGCTGCTCAAGCGTTTGGTAACATAAAACAATGGACTACAGATTTTACTACAATATGGAATTCTGATAAGCTTAAAGCTAGAAGAGCTGGTTTAGGTAGTGATTTAAATTCAGCTGAAATAGCTAAAGCTATAAAAGGTAGTACAAATAAACCTGCTGCTGCTTTATCTTATTTATTAAAACTTGGTTTTACACCAACACAACTTGCTGATAGTTTTGCTATTGCATCAGGTGGCGCTTCTATGTATAGAAATAGAACAAACACTTATTTAAAAGAAGGATTTGAACTAAAAGAAGCTGAGAAAAAAGCTTGGGAAGATTTTTCAAGAATATCTGAAGAGACGCAACAGTCAGCAGATGCTTCTCTTATTTCACAACAACAATCAAGTACATTAGGTAGATTAGTTTTAGCATTTCAAAATACACCAATGCAGTATACTCGTATGATAAGTAAGTCTGCTAGAGATTTAGCTAACAACAGAGGTGATTTTAAAACTAACGTAAGTAAAATAGCTTACTATGGTGTTGTACAGAATATGGCATTTGCTTCATTACAAAACGCTTTGTTTTCAGAAATAAATGGATTTGACGGTGATGATTCTGATCAACCGTTAACAGAAGAACAACAAGCTAAAAGAAATAAAAAAATTACTAGAATAGTAAACAATATGTTTGACTCTGTAGCTAGAGGTTATGGTATATATGGCGCGATTGGCTCTAATGCTAAGAATACTGTAATGAAATACATGGAAGAAGAAGGTAAAGATGCTTTTCAAAAGGATCACGCAAAAACTTTACTTGAAATTATAAATTTATCTCCTCCTATAGGATCTAAATTAAGAAAAATATATAACTCTATACAAACTAAAGAATTTAATAAAGATATTATAGCTGAAAGAGGTTTTGATGTAACTTATGATGGTAAAGTAAACCTAAGCCCTGCTTATAGTGTAACTGGATCTTTAGTTGAAGGTGTAACTAACGTTCCACTTGAAAGAACTATAACAGAAATAAATAGTTTAGTTGAAGCGCTTGATGAGAAAAATTCTGCATTTCAAAGATTAGCTTTACTTATGGGTTGGAGAACTTGGGATGTAGGAGCTTCAAATGAAGAGATGGATGAATTAAGAGTTGATATTAAAGATAGAAAAAAAGAAGAAAAAAAGAAAGCTAAAGAAGAGGAAAAAGAAAAACTTAGAAAACAAGAAGAAGAAAGAAAATACTTAGGTAAAACAGAAGAGCAAATAAAAACTATAAAACAAAGAGACTCTTTAGTTGGAACTAATAAAAACTCTCAAATTGAATCTTTGTTAAAATTAGGTTTAACTAAAAAACAAATTAGAGAGTTAAAACTTGAAAAAGAAAGAGTTGATAAAATAATTGAATTAACAAACAAATAATTATGGCATTTAAAATGAAAAGCTCACCTTTTAATCAAGGTAAAAAATCGAGATTTGGTGGAACACCTGATTCTACAGATGAGCAAAAAAGAAGAGAAGAAGCTACAGATCAGTTATTTAATGAAGGCAAAATTACAGAAACAAATAATAAAGCTTATAGAAAAATAAATAAAAGAGTTAGAAAAAACAAAAGAAAAGAAATTAGATCAATTAAAAAATCATGAAATTATGGAAAATTGTCCTTATTGCGGTAGTTGCTTCTGTCATTAGTTGCGGAACCTACAACACCAAACCTAAAATACAAATTACGCATGTTTTAGCAGTCACAGAACAAGGTGATACGTTAAGATTACCTATTAATATGATTAAACCAAACGTTTACTACAACGTTATATCATATCCTAATAGATATTATGGTGGTTGGTATAATAATTATTATCGACCAAGCTACTATAACAATAGACCTATATATGCCCCTGGAAACGGATCAAGTAGATCATCAAATAATAATAATAATAACAATAATAATAACAATAGTAAGGGTAAAGCTGAATCTAAAGATATATCAAGACTGGATGTCAACAACTCTAAACTGAAAATAAAAAATTAAATGGCTCAAAAAATTTCAGAAAACACAGAAGTACAATTAGATTTAAAAACAATTGGGATGCTAGTTGCAGGTGCAGTTAGTTTAGCTGCTATGTACTTTACTTTGCAAAAAGATATTGATCTTGCAAAAGAACTACCTAAACCAGAGGTAAGTAGAACAGAATATGATCTTAAAGATGAGCTAGTAAGATCCACTATCATGGACATTGATGAAAAAGTTCAAGACAATAGTGAAAAGCTAGATAAGATAGATGATAAACTGTTCACAATTATAAACAATAAATAAAATGAAAAAGCTTTTAATTATATTTACTTTACTATGTGGTTACTTTTCAAACGCACAACTAAAAGTTTTACATATTAATTCTTCTTGGAACACAAGACATAATTTAGATTTGCAAGGGATACAAAATGCTCAAGTTCAATATACATTTTTAGAAGACTTAGCACCATCTTTAAAGCAACAAATTAAATCAGTTCCTACTATTTTAATAATAGGTGAAGATAATAAAACAAAAATGATTTGGAGTGGTGGAATCGCATTAAAATTAAAGATAACAAAAGATGATGTTCAGTCTGTAATTGATAAAATTATAGCCCGTGACTCTGCGATACCCGTAAGAAGAAGATCAACAAATTAAGACATTTGTAAAAGTGATTTTAAGGGTGTAAATAACAGGGAATCAAGTGATTATAATAATGTAACACATTAATTATTATCAATGAACTTAATTTTATCTTTCTTGTTATTTTTCAATATGTCTAATGATATTGAAACTGAACTCTTAAACGCTATTAATAATGGAAATTACGACAAAGTAAACACTATATTAGTAGTAAATCAAATTGCTGCATGGGAAAAAATAGATGGTAAGCCACTATTAATACATGCAGTTATAGCAGATCAACCTAATATTGTTTATTTGCTATGTATAAGAGGCGCTCAAATGTATACAAACTTTTGTGATGAAGGTTTTAATGCTTTTGATTGGGCAAAAAAAAGTGGTAGTATCTACGCTCACGCAGAGCTAATAGTTATTTCCAAACAGTAAGGAATAATAAAATGGGCACCATACCCAAACATTCCTGTAACAAGAAAGGGAGCTATGAAAATAGCCCCCTTTTTTTATATAATCAACTCCCACCAACCACTCATTTCCTCCGTTGGTGATCAACCCAACGAACGTTGATTATCCGTCACAACTAAGACAGCCTTCATCCATTGCTTGTTCAGCAATATCTCCACGCAACACTGACTCAGTTCTAGTGTAATATAAGGTTTTAATACCTTTCTTCCAAGCTTCAAAATGTACTTTATTAATCCACTTAGGTGTAGCAACACTAGGAAAAGCTAAGTTTAAACTTACGCTTTGATCTATATACTGTTGCCTTATACCTGCTTGATTAATTAATTCTAATTGATTAATCTCTTTAAATGTTTTAAATACATCTTTAACTGGTATATCATTATATGGTCCAGTCATTACGTCTTTCAACTCTTTTAAACCTTGTACTGATCCTCCGTCTTTTAAGATTTTAGACCAAGTAGTTTCATTATTGATTTTAAGCTTGCGAAGGAGTTTAACCAATGTGGGGTTTTTACGAATGAAAGTACCTTTAGCACTTTGCTCAGTAAATACATTAGCAGCCCAAGGCTCGATGCCAGGAGATACATTACCACTAAGCTTACTGTTACTAACGGTAGGAGCAATAGCCCTAAGGTGAGTATTGCGCATGCCAGTACCGACACACCACAAAGGTTCCCCAAACTCTTCAGCAAGGGCCATAGAGGCTCGTTCAGACTCAATTTTAATTTGTGAAAATATTTTTCTAGTTTCATATTGTGCTAATAATCCTTCAAATGGTAGGCCCTTTTCTTGTAAGTACGTGTGCCAACCTAAAACGCCTAATCCTAAAGCTCTACCTTTTTCAGCAGATCTTACAGAATTATGAAACCCAACTTTACCTTTGGATCTCTGTATAAACTCTTCTAATACACCATCTAAAAACCATATAGAATCATGTATTAAATTAGTTCCTTTCCATTCATCGTATCTAGCTAAGTTTAAACTAGATAAACAACAAACAAAACTATGTGACTCATCTGTATGTAATGTAATTTCACTACATATATTAGTCATATGTACTTTTAACCCGTGCTTTTTGTAAGCTGTTGGGTTATTCTTGTTTGTATTTCCCTTAAATAAGATATAAGGTTCTCCAGTTGCTTTACGCTTTTGTAATAGCTTTCCCCATTTCTTTCTAGCTTTAGTATCTCCGCTTTCAACTCTTCGCATGAACTTGTCGCCGACCACAGCACACTGGTGGAGGTTGAGCGATTGACGATTAACGTCTCCTTTAGGTTCTCTAATTTCAAGCCATTCTTCAAAGTCGGGATGTTCAATATTAAGGTTAACTGATGCAGCTCCTCGTCGGACAGACCCTTGATTAGTGGCCAATATTGTTGAATCGTATATTTTACAAAAAGGCACAACTCCGTCACTTGTTCCATTTCCTTTAATTTTTGCACTAGCGGGTCTGATTTGATTAATCCCGATTCCTACCCCACCGCCGTGCTTTGCGAGTAGCATCATCTCTAAATTTTTACTTCCAATATCATATATACTGTCAGCAACATCTATACCAAAACAACTGATTGGTAAACCTCTGTCTGTACCTGTATTAGATAACACAGGAGAGGCTAAACACAACCAACCATTCCATATATATTCAAAAAACTTTTCAGCCATCTCAGGACGTTCTAAACGTCTTGCAACTGTATTACAAACTCTATTGTAAGCATCTCTAGGTGTTTCACCTTTTAAAAGATAACCGCCACCTATTGTTTTTTTGTAAACATCTGTATCACCCCACGAAGGGTAATCCTCTCCTTTTTTCCAGTCTTTATTCCACATCTGTTTCAAATTTCTTTTCTTGTTCTTTAGGTTTTTGTATCTCTTGTAGTTTATCAACTAACTCTTTCCACGTGTCTTCACCAATATGTAATTGAAAAGATGTTAATGTACCTTTAGCCATTGAATCTACTTGTTGAAGCTTTTGTATTAAACCATTAACTACATTAGTTAACTGCTCAATTTTTTTCTTCATTAATATTAATTCGTTTTCTTTCATATCATTTAATTTTATTATTACCAAACATCTTCAAAATCTTCGCCTTCATTTGCTTTACTATAGTCAGTCGGCCTAATAGCGAAAAAATCAGTGTGAGTGTGACCCCCAGTAAGATGGTCGAACCAAGCCATTTTGTCAATTGACTTTTGGTCATATTCAAACTTAAATTTTCCTTCTGCTTTATAGCCCAGTTCTTTAATTTTATCACCTGTACGTTTTTTAATAAAATGTTTAAGGTCATATTCAGTTATACCTTCAATATCACCCATTTCAAATAACTTACTTATGTAAGTCATTTCTGCATTATGCATGGTTAACGCTGCATCATATATATGCTCTTTACATTCTTCTTTTAAACCAGGTATTTGAGAACACATATGTCTAAATAATTGACAACCCATTTTGCTATGTAATGATTCATCTCTTACAGACCATTTCATTTGTTGGCCAATACCTTTTAATAAGTTACGCATTTGAAAACTATATAACACAGCAAAAGCTGAATATAAACTAACACCTTCTGCAAACGCAGAAAACGTAGCTAATGATTTACCTATTCCTACAGGATCACTACCTTCATAAGCAACAAGATTATCAAATCTTTCAGCAGTTGCAGGCTCGTGTAAGAAAGCTTCATAGTCTTCAAGACCTAACGTTTCATTTAAATAACTGTATGCTACAGCGTGTATAGTTTCTTGACTTCCAAACATCATAGCCATTTGCTGTATTTCATGTTTAGGAAACCAACCAACAACTTTTTGTGTCCAGTAATCTGACACAGCACATTCTGTTTGAGCAAAACCTAGTAAGATATTACCTACTAAGTTTTTTTCTTTATCATCTAGCTTTTCGTTCCAGTCTTTTAAATCACCTGACATAGGTATTTCAGTGTGTAACCAAAATGCTTGCGCTTGTTTTAACCAACCTTCTGTATAATACTCAGGGTACTCAAAAGGTTTATACGGTATTCTTTCTGTAAATAGTGGTACATTCATATTATTCTTCATAGTATAAGGTTAAACATATATCAAATATTCCTAAATATAAAACGTGATCTACTTGAAAATCACCGTCTTCATAACTTCTCATTCCAAAGAGTAATCCTGGAAACATTCCAGCTGATAACTCCCATTGTTTTGATTTACCCATAGCATTTTATATTATATTTATTATGGATCTCTATTAGATCCTTCCATTTTAGATAACCTCTTTTATTAACTGTCCATTTAATATAAGTATCGATCTTACGTTCCTTATATTTAGTTCTAGCTATATGTTTAGAGGCTAGTTTGTTTTTTCTTTGCATTTGTTCTAAGGTTTTTCCTCATAGTCTCTATATGTGTAATTGTTTCATCACAGTCTTTTTGATTCTGAGGTTTAAATAACGCAATGCCAGGTGAATGAAGAGAGATCCATGCTTTAAATAATTTCCATCTAAGTGGAAACGATTCGTTAGCTCTACCTTTACATTCAATTACAAAATCTCTACCTACAAAATCTGGTTTGTATTTTATAGGTAAAATCTTTTTGCAACCTCTATCTTTATATTCACCTTTGCCATTAGCTTGTTTTTCAAAGCATACACCTTCTAAATCAAAACCGTTAAGCAGAGTATAGCTTGTGGGCTCATACTCAGCTACGATTCTAGCTTCTTTCAAAGCTTTATACATGTATACCTCTAATCCAGATGCAAATTTAATACCATCATACATGGTTTTCTTTGCTCTAACAGGACCGCGTTTTTTTCGATTATAAGATTTCTTCATTTTTTACGTCTATATTGTAAGAAGACTCAAAGCTATAATTATCATTTATTTTTTTAAGCATTGATTCTTCTATTTCATCTTGCAAGCAACGTTTAGCTGCTTCAATATACAATAACGCATCCATTAATTCTTCTTGTACGTCAATTAAGAAACGATTAAGATCTTTTTCTTGACCTTCAATCTCTTGCATCATTGTAGCGCCGTATTTTTTCTGGCCTATAAGGCTTCGTTCGTCCATCTTTTTTAAGACTTGTTGAACTATTTTATCTTGTGTTTTAATCTTCATCTTTTACAAATGTTCCGTTAATCATTTTACCTGTTCTTTTGTTTATAACTTCATAAGCTGTTTGTATACACTCTTCTATATAAACACCTCGTTGATGAGCTAAGTTTGTTAATACTACAACCATATCACCAATAGCATCTATAACTTCTGGTTGATCATCTTTTAATAAAGCTTTAGCTAATTCACCAGCTTCTTCCTGAAGCTTAACATATTGAGTCATTGTATTGCCTTTGTCATATAAACCTCTTGTTTCAGCCCATGTTCTTATTCTATTAAACATCATCTGACTTTTAGTGTAGTCAGGCACTTGCATACTGTTATTTTTTAAATCCCTAACAGCTTTAAAATATTCTGCAAAAGCTTTATTGTATATATACGATCTCTTATCATTATACATTGACATCTTTGCGTTGTCTATTATCCATTTGATTGTTTGCATATCTAATTCAAATGTGCCGTGAGATGTTTCCCAGGACATTCCTATGTTGTCCATTAGATGGCCTTTAAGTTTATTCAAAGGCATTGCAAAAGTTGAAGTTTGTTCCGTTACGTTTATTTTCATTTTTTTAAAAAGGTTTTTATATTTCTTTCTATCGACTTTATAGCCGTAAGACTTTTGAAGTTCTATCTCTTTGTCCGATATATAATCTACATCGTCCGACTGATCAAGAACTTCATATTCACTAGGCTTATAGCCCTGAATTAACGTAACACGAGTATTAAGATCACGTGTTACACCAATCTTTTTACCTGGTATGTGGTATAAATAATACATTATTTTGTTATTTTATCGTTATACAAATGTAAGTTATGTGCAAAATGGTAATATGTACCGATCTCATATCCTGTCCTCTCCGCAACTAATTGTTGTAGCTTTGAAAAACAATATTGATCATTACAAAAACCGTACCAGAGGTCATTAGATCGCATCACAACTGACATATTTAGTTTATTGTTTAATACTGTAAACTGAACCGCGTAAGTACAAGGTGTATCTTTAGCATAAGTGCTATGTTCTTTACCATCATATATACTTATTGCAGCGTGTCTAGTATTAGGATTATCTTTAAGCTTTGCAACTACATAGTCTAATTGATAGTTACGTTCCCATTGCCAACCATAGTTAGATCTTACCTCGTTATTACTGTCAACCATTCGTTGCCATATTTCAGGTACTTTACCGTATATATCTCCTAGCTTGTCTACATTAGGATTACCTGATAAGTACCATTGCCATTCAGCCTCTGCATATTCATCATTCCAGTTTCTGTGTTCAGCTAGTATATGATTCCACATAGGCTTTTCAATATAGAAACCTATATTAAATAAAGCCATAGTATTATCAAACTTAACTCCGTCCCACATTATTTTAGGAAAAAAATAATTAAAAGCATCGCTTGCTGTTTTAAATTTTGTTTTTATCATAATAAAATTTATATAGTTCAAATATCTTTTCGTTGATTTGTTTACCGTTGTATTTAAATGGTGATCGTTTTTTTGCTCCATTAACCTCTACATCAATCCACCAGTAGTAATTATCTTGATCACTACTTGCAGCCCATGGAGTTATTTTAATTCCATTGTTTATACACCATCTGTATGCCTCTGTGTTTTCAGTAGTCCATTCAGGCCCTAGTATGTTGACCTTTTTCTTACTCCAAGCATTCATTAATCCCAAGGCATTTGCTCATCATCAGCTATTGTTGCTAATACATGAGGTACAAAACAACCTGATCTTGGCTCCCATTTAAAATGAGCTTCAGCTCCGTTCTCACCTAAGTTTTGAAACTTAACTTTAAGTATTTTAGCTTTAACAGTTTTTTCTTCATAATTTCTGTGAACTAATATACCGTGATAACTAGCATCATACCATTCACCACCACCTTTAATGTTATACATTGTAGGCTCTTCAATATTACCATCTTTATCTCTGTACATTTTAGTTGGATGAGCTACTATAAACACTAACACATCAAACTTTTTTGCAAAAGATTCAATTTTAGTTAAATATTCCATAGTGTAACGGTTTACATCTTCAGTTTTACAGTCAACATCTCTGATTTTATTAAATGGATCAATAACAAGACACTTAATACCTTTACGTTTAACAAGCTCAGCACCTTTACGTAATACAGATTCAAGAGTATAACGTTCCATATCAATATGAAAAAAGTTGTCATTACAATGATCAGCAATTTTATTCCATTTGTCTGAATTTATATCTGCTTTTGTTGGCATATCTTGCCAAACTTTTCTCATCAATTTGTGAGCGTGTAAATATGTTGGTTGATTTTCAGGACTAGCAAAAGCTGTTTTCCATTGATACTTTTGGTTGTAACCTACAACCATCTGATCAACGAAGTCAGACTTTCCGCTAGATGGTATGCCAGTAACAGTGATAAACTGCCCAGTATAAGTACTAAAAATATCATCAAAATTAGGTATACCAATTTGATACCCAGGTTTGAAACCATTTCTAACAAAGTCTGTAATCTCATCTTCTATATCTTTAAAAGTTTTAACGTTCTCTAATGGCACAGGTCTTGCACCTTCAATACGTTTAACTAATTTATCCTTGCCATACTTAATTAAATAATCATTAGCATCTTTACAGTCTTCAAACGTTGTTAAGAAACAAACTTCAGCACCAAGACGTCTAATAAGTTCTTGTTGCAAAGCTATACCTGGTTCATCATTATCTACTGCTAGTA